GCGCCACAATGGTCAAAGGAACGTGAATTACCAGATTGGGCAAAACAAATCTTTAGTAAAGATATGATTGCTGCTGGCAATGTAAGAGATATTGAAGAACTTGATTTAATTTTGAATTTTTCAAAGGAATCATTACGATATTATTTAGACTATTTTGTAAAAAAATCTTCAGTATTTGACGAAGACTTTATAGAAGAACAAAATAGATATTGTAAATTTCAAAAACAAAATCCTCATACTCCAAAAGTAATGGAGTCATTAGGATATGATCCGGAGCTTGTACGTGATTTCATCGATAATTGCTTATTTCCAGAAGTGGTGGATTAAAAATAAAGAAGCGATAACGCAGTATTTTGCAAATATCGTTCACTAGTCATGGCACATAATAATAACAATAGCCATGTTAAGGGTACTCTTTGGGTACCCTTTTTTTATAAATAATGATAGAAGATTATAAATAATCTTAAATCTTTGGAGAATTTATAATGGCGGTATACGCTAATTTAACTGTAGATCAAGGTTCGTTCTTTTTATCCACCGTCAGTGTTGCCGATGTAGACAACAACGCGATCGATCTAACTAATTACACGTATCGTGGCCAAGCAAGAAGAACATATAATTCTTCTACTGCTTATGACTTTATTGTTACCTCACCAATTCCTTCAAATGGAGAATTAAATCTTCAACTAGGATCAGAAACCACGAGTGCAATGAAGCCTGGTCGTTATGTATACGATGTAGAAATTATTGCTGCTAATAATGCCGTAACTCGAGTATTAGAAGGGCAATTAGAAATAACACCAAGAGTTACTAGGACTTCCTAATGGCAACTATTAAAGCTACTGTGAAACCAAACAATGCAGCTCTTAAAGCGCGTGTTGGTAGTAGTCAAAACGTTCAAGCTCAAACTGTAGCAATTGGACCAAGAACACATCTTGGTGATATGGCAGATATCGACATGAGTCAATTAGCTCAAGGTTCTGTACTAATATATGATGAAAGTCTACAATTATGGTTAGCAAAACCCATCATGGATGATGGAACATATATTGAGTGTGGCCACTACTAATTGGCAAAACTGGAGAAATATTAAATGTCAACTACGATTAGAATTAAACGCACAACCACCGCAGGCGATCCTGCGATATTGGGCGATGGTGTATTAGCTTATTCAGGTGCAGATTACACTAGCGTTGCTGGTGGCGGTAGGTTATATGTAGGTCTAGGTGTTGAAACCGGTGGAGATGCTGCATCACACATTGTGATTGGTGGTCAATTCTTTACTGACATGCTTGATCATGGTAAAGGTATTCTTACCGCGAACTCAGCGCTTATTACTGATGCTGACTCAAAATTAGATAATATTAAAATTGACAATATTGATATTAATGGTAATACAATCTCGTCAACTGATGTGAATGGTAATATTGTTCTTTCTCCTCAAGGAACGGGTTCTGTTTCACTATCAGACAAAAGAATTATAAACGTTGCTGATCCAATAAATGCTCAGGACGTTGTTACAAAAGCTTATTTAGAAAGCGAAGTTAACTTAGAATATTTCCAAGATGACATCGCCTCGATGATTACGACTGGAATTCAGAATGGTATTTCAGTTACTTATGACGATAGTGGTAATGCAATTAACTTTGACGTTAATGACTTCACAGTTACGTTGGGTGGTGGATTCTTAACTGGTTCGGTAGACATTACGAATCTTGCAAGCGCAACTCTTAATGCTACTCTAGTAAATGATTCAGTAGTTCTAGGACAACATACTTCTGGTGAATATGTTGAAAATCTAACAGCTGGTACCGGTGTTTATATTACTGATCCAACCGGTGAATCTTCTAATCCTACAATTTCTATTGGTCAAGCAGTTGATGTAACTAGTAACGTTACATTTGCTGATATCCATTCGACTGGTAACGTACAGATTGATGGTAACTTAACCATTGGTGGTACTTCAACAATTATCAATGCTCAGAATTTAGCAATCTCTGATAACATGATTTATCTAAATCAGGGCGTTGAAGCTACAATTACTAATGCAGTTGGTGATGGTACCAATATCGTATATACAACAGATGGCCACAATTATATTGTTGGTATGTCTGTCTCTGTTTATGGTATCGATCCAGCTTCACTTGCGGTTTCTAATGTATTAATTACTGATGTTGACGGTGATACCTTTACTGTTGAGGGAACTTCAACAGACACATATGTTAGTGGTGGATCATCTAGAGCAAAATCTAATGCTAACCCAGACCTTGGTTGGTCTGCAGGCCGATACGATGAAATTACTGGTTATGGTCATACCGGTATTTTTAGAGATGCTACCGATTCAACCTTTAAGTTCTATGATGGCTATACTCCCGAGCCCGACACTGACGTATTCATTGATACTAGTCATGCATCATTTGCACTAGCACCAATTGCTGCAGCTAACTTTATTGGTCCATTGCAAGGTAACGCAGATACTGCAACAATTCTACAAACTGCAAGAACAATCTCATTATCTGGTGATGTTGTTGGTTCAATATCCTTTAATGGTTCGCAAAACGTAGATATTTCAACTGTTATCCAAGCAAACTCTGTTGAACTTGGTGTAGATACATTTGGTAACTATATTGCAACAATTGCCGATTCAGGTAATACAGATATTATAGTAAATAATTCTGGTACTGAAACAGCTGCTGTTACTCTTGGTCTTACTACAACGGGTGTTGTTGCAGGAGAATATGGTTCACAAACTGCGATCCCAGTAATTACAGTTGATGATCGAGGCCGAATTACAGATGCTACTACAGTTACTGTAGCAACAACATTAGGTATTTCTGATGGATCAAATCAGGACCTTGTTAATCTTCTAACTGATGAATTAGTATTTACTGGTGGAGTTGGTCTTACTAGCACTGTTACTAATAATACCGTAACATACGATCTAGATGATACTACTGTTGTTGCCGATACTTATGGTGCTGCAAACTCTGTTGGTATCTTTACTGTTGATGCACAAGGTAGATTAACTTATGCAAATACACAGATCATTGATATTACTTCAGGTCAGGTTAATGACTTTACCGAAGCAGTACAAGATAAGATTGGTGAAGCGATTGCCCTAGGTACTCAATCAAACATTGCTGTTACTTATCAAGATATCACTAATAGTATTGACTTTGCTGTTGAAACCGCAACCTACTCAACTCTTGGTGTAGCTAAATTCTCATCAAGTAACTTTACTGTAGCTGCAGGTAACGTTACAGTTACAACTGTAGATGGTGGGACATATTAAGGAATTAATTAATGGCTAATCCAACTAGCAGACAAGGTTTGATCGATTACTGCATGCGCAGACTCGGTGCACCTGTCATTGAAATTAACGTAGATGAAGATCAGATCGAAGATAGAATTGATGACGCACTTCAGTTCTATCAAGAGTATCATTCTGACGCTACAATGAGAATTTATCTAAAGCATCAGATTACTGCACAAGATATTTCAAATCGTTTTATTTCGCTCAATGATAATATTCTATATGTAAAAAGAATATTCCCATTTATTGGCGATAGTTCAAGCATTAATATGTTTAGTGTAAAATACCAAATGCATATGAACGATCTATATGATCTAAGTTATATTGGTGATTTACTTTATTACGAGATGGTCCAGCAATATATGTCATTGTTGGATTTGAAATTGAATGGTGCAAGTGAATTTTCTAGATTCAATCGTCATATGAATGAATTGCATTTAGATATTGACTGGGAATCAGATATTAAAGAAGGTGATTATGTTATTGTGGAATGCATGAGAATTGTAGACCCATCAACATATACCGATGTCTATAATGATATGTTTCTTAAACAATATGCAACGGCACTAATTAAACAACAGTGGGGTGCTAACCTTATTAAGTTTGAAGGTATGCAAATGCCTGGTGGTGTAACTATTAATGCGCGCCAGATATTTGAAGATGCTAATTTAGAGTTAGAAAAAATCAGAGAACAAATGCAACTAAATTATGAAATGCCTCCTGACTTCTACGTAGGATAATTAATTATGCCAACTAATGTGTACTTCAGTCAGAAAGTAAAGTCTGAACAAAATTTATATGAAGACATTGTCATTGAATCTCTTAAGATGTATGGACAAGATGTTTATTATTTACCACGTGAAATTATTACTGAAGATACAATACTAAACGAAGATGTAGAATCAAACTTCAATGATGCATACATGGTTGAAATGTATATTGAAAACATTGAAGGGTTTGAGGGAGATGGTAATATATTAGCTAAATTCGGAGTAGAAATCCGAGATCAAGCTACGTTTATTGTTTCAAAGAAAAGATGGGAACAACTTATTGGTTACCATAATAATGGTATTAATTCAATTCGTCCTAATGAAGGCGATTTGATTTATATTCCAATGAGTAAATCGCTGTTTGAAATTCGATTTGTAGAACACGAACTCCCATTCTACCAATTATCTAATTTACCTGTTTACAAATTACAGTGCGAACTATTCGAATATTCTGGTGAGACAATCATGACAGGATTCGAAGATATAGATCGTACTATTAACAAAGTAGTTTCTTATCAGACTGTTCTTAAAGTTAATAATGGAAACTCTGTAGAGTTTCTATTTAGCGAAGAAGTTAGACAACAGATTGGTGATACTGCAGAATACGTATCTGGTGTAATTACATATACTGAACCACTTGGTGCTGGTAGGGAATTACGCATCACCGATTGGGTTACTTCAGATGGCAAGGTTCATGAGTTTGTTATTAATAAACCATTAATTGGACAAACATCTGGTGCGGAATGGAATGTGTTTGAAGTAAATGAAATTACTGATAGTGATCTAGTAAATGATAGAGCGTTTATTTCTGATGCGCAATCAAGAAATCAGGAATTTGAAGTTGCGGCTGATGGTATTATTGATTTTAGTGAATCGAATCCATTCGGTGAGATTGGAGGTTAATTATGCTAAATGAACATTTTTACCACGCATCAATACGAAGAATGATTGCCGCATTTGGATCAATCTTTAATGATATAAAGGTTGTAAGAAAAGATGCGGATGGAGAAATACGTCAAATTACACGTGTTCCTCTTGCCTATGGACCTAAACAAAAGTTCTTGGCTCGATTAGACGCGCAAGCAGATCTTACAAATACACAAGTAGCAATTAAGTTACCTAGATTATCTTTTGAAATTACTTCATTGACATATGATTCTTCTATTAAGTTGAATCGTATGAATAGAGTTGTTAAAGATGATGGAGTAGAAAATTCTAGGTCATATGTTTATACCTATGCTCCTTATCGAATTGGTATTCAATTGAATGTTATGGCTAAAAATCAAGATGATGCATTACAAATCATTGAACAGATTATGCCGTACTTTCAACCAGAATATACTATTACAATTAATGAAGTTCCGGAAATGGGAATTAAGGGAGATGTTCCAATTGTATTAACTAGTGTGAACATGGCCGAAGATTATGAAGGTGACTTCTTAACTCGAAGAGCAATTATATACTCTTTAGATTTTGAATCACGAATTCGTTTCTATGGTCCTGTATCTTCACAGGGTATTATTAATACTGCTTCAGTTGATATTAATAATTCTGACACATTTGGATTTATTGAAGAAGTTGTAGAAACAGCATCTGTTTCTGGTATTGATAATATTGACGATAATGAGATTACACCATGAACTTAAAAAAAGATGATATTGATGATGATTACGAATTTGCTAGATCAAAGTATTATAATCTAGCGGAAAAAGGTGATGAGGCTATTGAACTTATGATGGAACTTGCAAGAGAGTCTGAACATCCTAGAGCATTTGAAGTATTATCTAATATGATGAAACAAAATGCTGAAATTGCAGATCGATTAATGGATCTACAAAAGAAGAAAAAAGAAGTTAAGACACCAGCTAATAATCAACAAGCTCTTCCTAATAGTATGACACAGAATAATGTGTTTGT